GGTCCAATAGAACCTTGTGCTCCTGTGGCACCTTGTGCACCTTGAGCACCCTGAGCACCTGTAGAACCTTGTGCTCCTGTAGAACCTTGTGATCCTTGAGGTCCAATAGAACCTTGTGCTCCTTGAGCACCCTGAGCACCTGTAGAACCTTGTGCTCCTGTGGAACCTTGTGCTCCTTGAGCACCTGTAGAACCTTGCGCACCTTGAGAACCTTGTGCTCCTGTGGCACCTTGTGCACCTTGAGCACCTTGTGCTCCTGTGGAACCTTGAGCTCCTTGAGAACCTTGTGATCCTTGAGGTCCAATAGAACCTTGTGCTCCTGTGGAACCTTGTGCTCCTTGAGCACCTGTAGAACCTTGCGCACCTTGAGAACCTTGAGAACCTTGTGCTCCTGTGGAACCTTGTGCTCCTTGAGCACCTTGAGCACCTTGTGCTCCTGTAGAACCTTGTGATCCTTGAGGTCCAATAGAACCTTGTGCTCCTTGAGAACCTTGTGATCCTTGAGGTCCAATAGAACCTTGTGCTCCTGTGGCACCTTGTGCACCTTGAGGTCCTGTCAATCCTAAAGATATGACCGTTGTACCTACACCAACCCCCTGAGTATCTTGCCTAATGAATAACTTTCCATCGTAATGGTTAATAGCTAGTTCGCCAAGTCCCAACTGATCAGTTGTTGGAACTTTACCAGAAACAAGAGAACGCTTTACCTTTATCGTTGGATTAGTATTCATTCAACCTCATAGTTGGTATATACCCTAATCCCAATATATATTGGGAATTTTACTTATTTATGAAAAATCCTCTGTTTTCTTTTTAATTGGTTTTTGATTTTCTAAATTTTCTATTTTAGAAATCAACTCGTTGTTAGTAGATGATAAAGAATTAATTTTAGCTTCATAAACAACCACTTGATTAATCAACTCAGAAACTTTTTTTTGGTATGCAGATAATATTGCTTGGTAATCTATATCATTCATCAAAATGTCCCAGCATCTATAGTGATATTTTCAAGGAATCTTTCTGCACCAGTACAGGAAATGACTTGTGATTGTCCTGCACAATCATTAACCCAAAGAGCCCCAATTTCAATTGCTGCCCAATTATTGACTGTCAAAACTCCTGCTGCTTCAGTAACATCTGAAGCAATTCCAACTCTTCCAGCACTATCATCCCAGAAAACTGATGCTTTTTTGGCAGAACCATTATACCAGTTAAACAATACACCAATATCAAGATTTAAGTCTGAAGATGGGGGAACAAGAGATCCACTATCATTTATTAACCCCAAATCAATTAAAGTATCTTCTACCTTTAATGTTGATGTATTAACCTCAGTGGTTGATCCAAGAACATACAAATCACCACTAATAGTTACACTATTGGCAAATCCTACTGCACCAGTTGAATCAGTGATAGTAATTGCAGATGATCCATCTCTTGCTTTTACATCAGTAACTTCAATTGTTGGAACATCAATTTTAGTTGTGACATTAACTGTATCTGGAAGTCCAATAGTGATTGAAGTTCCTGAACCTACAGTTTCAATTTCATTAGCAGTTCCATAAATTCCAAGTGACTGAGAATCAAGATCTACAGTTCCAGTTCCAGTATCTCCAGCAATACCAAGATTATCATCAAAGTCAATAGCATCTACATATGCTTTGACTGCCTTTTGAGTTGGTAAATAATCATCACTATCCTCTACAAGAGATGTGCTTGCAGAAATTCCAGTAATTCCAATTCCAGGAGTTCCTGAAAGAACTAATGTTGGAACAGTTGCAATTCCAGTTAAAAGTAAATGTCTTGCTGAAATATCTTCTCCAAGAGTAGCTCCATCAACTATGTTGATTCCTCCAACATAAAGTTGATTATCAATGAACACATTTGAAGTAGTAAAAGTAGTGACACCAACAATGGTGATGATATCAGAACCAGAATCTCCAAGAGTTGTATTTCCATCAACTGTTAAATTGCCAGCAAGATTTAAATCAGTTGCAGAAATTTCAGTATCTGACATTGTGATGCCAGAACCAACAGCAAGACGAACTCCATTCGCCATTGATGTAGTTCCAATCGCCAATCCATAATTAAAAGCAAATGTATCAGTTGAAAATCCAAGAGTTCCACTCTTGAACCACATTAATTGCTTATAGGTATCAGGAAGTGTATTGATTCCAGATGAAGCAAATGGGACTAATGGAGAACCTTCTGTAGAAGCAATAGCAACACCAGCGTGGTTTGCACTATCATCATTTGGTGGTGTTGCTGTAGTAAATCCAAGAATAATGTCTTTGTTTTCAATGTAAACATCTACTGAACCAATGGTAACAAATGTGCCACCAATACTTACATTGTTAGAAACATTTAAATTTCCTCCAATATATACATCCTTATTAATTCCAACACCACCATCAATTCTTACAGCACCATTATCTGGATTAGTGGCATTAGTAGTATCTGTAAAGGAAACAATTCCTGCAATAATTGCTCCATTAGAAACATCAATATGATTATCTACATCAAGTTTTCCATTTACATTGAGATCGTTAAGAACATGTAAATCATAAATTGTAGAAAATCCAGATACATTTACACCATTATTACCAACTACTAATCCATTAAATGTGGACAGACCAGAAACATACAAATTACTAATGGATATATCATTATCCAAATTAATAGTTATTGTATTGTCTGTAACTGCAGTATTGACATTGGTTCCACCAGTAAATGTAATTGTAGAACCAGTGCTTATATTATCTGGAGTTCCACTATCAGCTGCAATATCAAATGTACTAACAACTTCTGCCCAAGACAAAGTTCCAGTAGAATTTGTCTTTAAGAAATACCCATCAGTGGGAGACTCTGGGAAAGTATAAGTAACAGCAGCACCTACAGATGCTGGTGCTGCAAGAGTAATAAAGTCAGATCCACTTGTGGATTCTACAAGATTAATTCCACTACCTTTAGAAGCAGTTTCTTTAGTCCAATATCTATGTGAACCTACAAACTTATTATTATTTGTTGTACTATCAATACCTACATAAAAATCAAATGAATCTGTGGTAAAGGCTGGTTCACCTGCACGCAGTCCTGGCAGATTTGATAAAGCACCTCTTTTAACCTGTACGACTGGTGCTGGCATCTTTTTCTATGATATTTTTATTATTTAGTTATTCAAAAAGTCCCTGCATCCAAATCTATTCTATTATCCAAGTCAACATCCAATACATTTTCAAAGTCAGCAGGAAGTCCTGGTTGAATTAGTTCAGTTACAGCAGCAGATGATAAAACTGTATCAGGATTAACTAACTGATAAGTTTGATTTGTAGCATTATAAACTACAACATACTGGTCATTTTTATTAGTATCATCAAAATCTACTAAATCTTCGAATCTTGTTGCTGCCACGTTAGTTCCTACCTCTATTGTTGATTGAGATGAATCTAAAGATACTTGATAGCTAGAAGATATAACTTCAACTTCTATTTCCATCAGGAAGCAGTTCCTTTTACTAAAACGTTTCCTTCTATGACTTTAGTTGTAGTTCCTGAAATAGAAATCAAAACATCATAGACATATCGTCCAGTTGGAATTGTAGATGTAATTGTGCTTGCCATACTAACTCTAATAATCCCACCACTATATGGAGAAAGAGGCGTAACTGTAAAAGTATAAGATGTGGAAGAAGATGGGTGTCTTCTCATCTTTGAGGTAAAAGTATATCCAGTCAAATCAATAGGAGCACCATCTTGCTTCAACTTAAAGCTAGTTGAAAAATCAGTTGCTTTTTCTAGTAGTATATTAACTGCTGGAACAGCCATTCTCTTATTCCTTTATAATTATTTATTTTTTAAGTCATCAACTTCTTTTTGAAGTGTTTTAACAGCATCAATCAGAAGTGCTATTAATGGGATATATGCAACTGATTTAACTCCATCAGTTTCCTTAACCAATTCTGGAAGAATATTTTCAAGTTCTTGTGCAATAACACCATAACTTTGAATTCCATTATCTTTCCAATTAAATTTAACTGGATTGATTTGATTTAAAACTTCAATTGAATTGGTTAATGACTCAATATTAATTTTAGAATTTTGATCAGAAGTTGAGTTAAAATCAACTGCTGTAATTTGTCCAGTTGAAGGTCTAAAGAATAATTTAGTAGAAGATACTGTAACACCAGATAAAGTTCCTGATGTTGATTGAGTCATTATGGGGTAGAAGTTTTCTGCAGTGGTTGAATCGTTAGTGATAGAACCAGCACTTCCTGTGGCACCTTGAGCGCCTTGAGCACCTTGAGCACCTTGAGGTCCTTTTGCACCTTGAGCACCTGTATCGCCTTGAGGTCCTTGAGGTCCTTGAGGTCCTCTCACACCTTGAGGTCCTTGAGGTCCTCTAGGACCTGGAACAGTGCTATCAGATCCTGCATCTCCTTGAGCACCTTGAGCACCAGTAGGACCTTGAGGTCCTACTGCACCTTGTGGTCCAGTTCCTTGAGGACCTTGAAATCCTTGAGGTCCTCTTGCACCTTGTGCTCCTTGAGCTCCTTGAGCACCTTGTGCACCTGGTCCTCCTGTGGCACCTTGAGCACCTGTAGCACCTTGTGCACCTTGAGGTCCTGGAACAGTACTGGCTGATCCTGAAGCACCTTGTGCACCTTGTGCACCTTGAGGTCCTCTTGCACCAGTAGCACCTTGTGCACCTTGAGGTCCTACAACAGTACTGGCTGCACCTGTAGCACCTTGTGCACCTTGTGCACCTGTAGCACCTTGTGCACCTGTAGCACCTTGTGCACCTTGAGGACCTTGAGGACCTTGAGGACCTATAGGACCTCTAACTTGACCAACATTAGACCAAGATGTAGTTGCAATTCCAACTGTAGCAACCCAAAGATTACCAATATTAGTATCAATAACACCATTGCCACTTATTGCTGGATACCAGGTATTGTCTTCTTCATTCAATTGATAGGTTTCTATCCCAACAGTTAATGCTTTTGACCCTACAATAGTAACTGATGTTCCTGCTGAACCTTGAGCACCTTGAGGTCCAATAGGACCTTGTGGACCTTGAGGTCCTGATGCACCTTGTGCACCTTGAGCACCCTGAGCACCTTGTGGACCTTGTGGACCTTGTGCACCTTGAGGACCTTGTGGACCCTGAGGTCCAGAAATTCCAGATCCTCCTTGTGCTCCTGTATTTCCTTGAGCACCTTGAGGTCCTCTTGAACCTTGTGCTCCTTGAGGTCCTTGAGGTCCTCTTGCACCTTGTGCACCCTGAGCACCTTGAACCCCTTGAGGTCCTGTTGCACCTTGTGCTCCTTGAGGTCCTTGAGGTCCTTGCGCACCTTGAGCACCTTGTGCACCCTGAGCACCTTGTGCACCTTGAGGTCCACCACCCTGAGCACCCTGAGCACCTTGAGCACCTTGAGCACCTTGAGCACCTTGAGGTCCTGATGCACCCTGAGCGCCTTGTGGACCTATTGAACCTTGTGCACCTTGTGCACCTTGAGCTCCCTGAGGACCTTGAGGTCCTGCTGCACCTTGAGCACCCTGAGCACCTTGTGGACCTATTGAACCTTGTGCACCTTGAGCACCTTGTGCACCTTGAGGTCCTGCTGCACCTTGAGCACCTTGAGGTCCTTGTGGACCTTGTGCACCCTGAGCACCTTGAGCACCTTGTGGACCTTGTGCACCTTGTGCACCTTGAGGTCCTATTCCTTGAGGACCTTGAAATCCTTGTGGACCTCTTTGCCCAGAAGCGATAGACCAAGTAACTCCAAGACCTGGACCAAGAGATCTTAAAAAGTAATCTTGAGTTTCTGGACCAACACTACCATAACTATCAACAAGATCTCCACCAATTCTTACAGTAGAAACACCAATATCTAATCCATATTGAGGATCTGTGCTACCTATTCCTAATCTCTGTGTTCCAGGAATAAAAACTAAAGTGTTGGGGGCAATATCAAAAGATGTTGTAATTCCACCTGCTCTTTCTGTAGTAAATCCAATAAATCTTGGAGAAAAATCAACAGGTTCAGAAACATAATTTGCAGATGTAACTGTAATGGTAGCAATTCCCAATCCATCAGTTACAACACCAGTTACTGAAACACCTGGACCTACAAAATTCAATTGCGTAATAGACCCTAAACCTGCAGCACCTCCAATTACATTTCCTTCATCTCTAACTGTAATGCCAAGTTCTAACTGACCTGGAGGAATGGGACGCCAAAATCTTTGAGAATATCCTGGAATTCCTACTACAAAATATTGAGACCCAATTGGCAGTACTTGTGCCTCTGGATTACCCAAATTAGGCTCAGACTGATTTAACCCCAGAAATTGATACCTATCTGAGGTTAATCTTGATAATGGAGTATTTACAACTCTTCTACTTAAGTATCTTGCCATAATTGGGTTCCACTATCCCCCTTAATAAGTATATTTATTACTGATTAAGTGTCTCTAAAACAGAGACAGTATATTTCATATGATTTGGACTAGTTGAAGAAATTCCAGATATTTTTAGTCTATCAGTTTTAGTAGCAGTTTTTTCTAAAACTAATTTTCCATCTAAAAGAACAAGAGAATCATTTGGGGGAATTTGAACATTATAAATTAATTCTGTGGTGGTTGTAGAAATGCTACCACTAGATGATCTAACATCTCTTTCGTGATAAAAACTTACAGTTCCAATTCCTGCCCCAGTGTTGGCAACTTGTGCATAAAGAACTACAGTTGTATATCCAGTTCTAGTGGTGTAAATACCAGAATTTGAATCTGGAACAACTCCTGTAAATGTTTTGTATTGATTTAATGGTAATTGAGCCATGATTGATTGTTATTGAAGGGCAAGAATTAAAGGTGTGACCTCTGCTTGTAAGCTCTTACTAAATGCTTGACCACTAATAGTTCCAGTGGTTTGATTGATGGTGATTCCTTCACTAATTCTAAAATCACCACTTTGATCAGTGCTAGTAAATGGAACTTTACCTCCATTTGTAGCAACTATTTGATTTTCATCAATAGGAACTGCTCCTTTTGATGGAACAGCATTAGTTATAGTGGTTCCTGTTCCTATATATTCAAAAGTAATGGAACTTGCAATAATTTTACTAGATTGATAGAAATAAACAGTGGTTCCAGCACTAACAGGATAAGTAATAAACTCATCAAAAATTACAGTTGTAGTTCCTCCAGCAGAAACTTGAGTTGAAGAACTTGGGTTGAAGAATAATTTGTCCATAACAGCATGAGCTGTTGCAGTTGTTCCTACTCCAGGACCAACTGTTGGAGGAGGAGCTATAGTTACTATTGGTGCTGTTTCTGTATACCCAGTTCCAGAAGCAATTAAACTAATATTTGCTATAGTTCCATCAGCATTGACATCTGTTTCAAAAATTGTTGCTTGTGCTGGAATGAATAAATTTGGATCAGAGGGAAGTTCTATTGTAACTTCAACTGGAATATCAGGAGTGTAACCAAATCCAGGATTATCAATTTCAATTCTACTTACAAAATAATATTGAGTTCCTATGACTGCAATTTGTCCATCATAAGGTCTTTGTCCTGAAGGGAGAATTAATTCTGGTACTGCTGTTGTTCCAAGACCAACAATACTTGTTATAATACCTGCTCTATTATAGATTAGAGGTGAAACTAAAGGAGAATAAGTTTTGGAAACATCTGTTATTTGTACAATATCAGTCTGATAATTTGCTGGCAGGATTGTATTTTGTGCTACTAAATCAGATAGTTCCGCGATGTGATTAATAATCAAGACTTCAGCATCTTTTACATAACCAGTTGAAAATCCTGATGGTGGAGGAGATGTCTCATTTAAATAAGTCAAAGATCCATCAGAAGAATCTCTATATGCTAATCCAGCATTAATTGAATTAGCATTTCCAAGAGTAAGAATGTCAGAACAAATAGATTCAATTATAATTTGACCATCTCTAATACACTTTTCTCTACCAACAGGAGATCCACCATAGTCAAAATCTGATCCATAATAAGCAGTTAAAAATCCTACAGCTTCAGTAGCAATGAATTCTTTATTTAATCTTAGCAAGTCAACAGTATCTTTGAATGCTTGTGATGCACCAGCTCCAACATTAATAACTAAACTTGATACATTTTCATCTGTTGGTTCTACTGTTACTGTTCCAGTGTATTGAAGTGGTGTAGCACCATTAGATACTAATCCAAAATTTCCAAATGAAGAGTTTGAATTGTTGAGATCACAAACTCCACCAGTATCACAGAATACTGCAGTATCGCAGCAAATAGTGAAAAGTGAAACCAACTGTGCATATCCAGAGTTGGTAATAGAAACACCAATTCCATTTTGATTATATTGAGTATAGGCATCAAGAACCATAGATTTAAATCCACCTGCCCTATTTCCATCTACTCTCAATCCAATACTGTCCGGAACAAAGTTTGTGCAGTTTTGAACATAAGGTGATTGCCAATTTGCCTCTGTTCCATCAGCATATCCATTCCCCTGTGTTGGGAAAGATACCATAGCTTTTCCAGGATTACTTGGTCCAACAAATGATTGTTGTGCAATATAACAACCTCTTCTTACGTGATATAAGTCAGTTGATCCAGATGTAGTAACAAGAGTTCTTCTTAAATCTTCTCCAACAACAGCAACTCTCTCTGGAACTTGAATGGGACCATCTTCACTGTAAAGCCCAGCAAATACTCTAATAGTATCTCCAGGTTGTGCTACTGAACACGCTTTTTTGATAGTTAAAAATGCATCACCAGGAGTCCTTCCAAAATTTTGATCGCTTCCAAGTTTGTTAACAAAATATTCATTTCCAATTCTTGCACCAGGAGGATTCCAAACTGCCTTTCCACTTCCATCAGATGCTAAAACTGAATAAGCATATCCTACATTATTATTAGCATCTAAAACTTCTCCTCTAATTCTAATATCACCAGCAACATCTAAAGTGCTTGTTGGAACAACTGTTCCAATTCCAACAAGAGGTTTAATAGTTTTTACACTTCCACTTGAAGTGGTTGTGGTGCTAATTCCAAAATTTCCTGCTTTTGCAATAGTTCCACCAACACCAACATCCAATAATGCTGTTGTGGTTATTCCTGTTACAAAAAGATCAGTAATTGTAGATGTTTCTACAATTTCATTTTCAATAATAGCAAGATCAATTGTAGAAATTCCTACTCTTTCTTGAGAAATGGAAGCAATACCTACAGTGGCAATTCCTACAATTTCATTTTCAATAATAGCAAGATCAATTGTAGAAATTCCTACTCTTTCTTGAGAAATGGAAGCAATACCTATAGTAGATGTTTCTACAATCTCAGTTTCAATAATAGCAAGATCAATTGTAGAAATTCCTACTCTTTCTTGAGAAATGGAAGCAATACCTACAGTGGCAATTCCAGCATACAATTGACTAATTGTAGCTAATCCAGTAACTCTTAAATCACCTATGATATCAACATCATATTCAGGAGATTCTGTATTAACGCCTAATTTACCACTTTTTGATATAACTACGTTTCTTTCATTGTCCTTTGCACGTAAATGAAAATCTTCTTTTGGGTTTAATATTCCTACACCAAAAGATCCAAATCCACTAACAACAACTACTTCAGTTGATGCTGAACCAACTACCTGAAATCTTTGTGTTGGAGATGCTACATTGACACCAACTGATCCAAGACCAGTTACAACAACTGGATTAGCATCTATTGAATTGACTTGAAGTGTTTGAGTTGGAAGGGTTGTTCCTATACCAACACTGTTAGAAAATATTCCTGTTCCTCTTACGTCTAATCTTTCTAATGGATCTTCTGTTCCTACTCCAACTTTATTGTCTACAAGAACATTTGTTTCTGCTCTTATTGTTCCGTCAACATCTAATGTATATTGTGCTTCGGTTTTTCCAATAGATACTTCTCCACTAGCAACATCTGCATAAAGAGTATCTGTTCCTACACTTAAACCAGTTTTGACTTTAAAAAAAGTATCTTGTGAAGACATTGGGTTCCACTATCCCCCTGTTTATAAGATTATTTATGAAACTCTCATAATAAATGCAAGAGCATAGTATGGGGGTCTGTTTTCGTGGTAGTTGTCTGAACCAGCAGGTCCTGTGTTAGGATTACTCGTATTACTTCCACTACCCCCCACTGAAGTACCACTACCGCCAATTTGATTGTATAGTTGGTGAGAGTGAGATGGCATCTCAAAAACTGTCAGTTGGTGTGCAACTTCTCCACCAGTATTTCCAGGTGCATATGCTCCACTTACAGTACCATCATTAGCATTAAATGTAACTCCAGTTGATGTATTATTAGAGGCGCCTACAATGAAACGACTTCTCAAGTCTGGAGTTTTGAGACTATTTACTGTTGAACCATCACATAATGCCCATCCTGTAGGAATTCCAGGATATGTAATACCACCAAGTGTCACAGGAGAAGTTGTTGCACTTCCATACCACATAATAATTCCACCTATAGGAATTGTTCCATTTCCAACTAGCCCATCAGAATCTGTCAGTTCCTGTATCTGATTTGCAGCAGCATTAACAATTAAAGGTCTACGAGTTGCCATTATAATTTGTTTTTTCTTTATTTATTATTGTTCTTTAAAGTTAAGACTGACTTCAGCAGTTCCACTTCCACCACCATCAAGCTTTTTAGCAGTAATAAATGTTGCTTCAAGATTGTTGTTATCTGGTGTGATGACTCTCTTCTCTGGACCAAATATTTTTTTCATATCAATGGTTTCAGTAG